AGATGATCTATACAATTATCATGATTTAAATGTAAACAATGTAAGTATAAATATAGAGGAGTCAAAAAATTACTTTGTTTTTGACTTCAGTATCAATGCGAATGTGGAGAAAGCAGCCACTTCGTAAACCTTTTAAGGAGTATATAGATATGAAAGTAAAATTAAAAAAAGGCGAAATAGTCCCAAGAGATAACAGCTTTAGTGGGTTATCAAAAAAGGATTATAACGATTTAAACGCAGGAAAGTCTGTTGAGATGGACTCTGTGCCAAAGTTAATTGAATCTTTAGTAGAAAAAAAAGAAAAGTCAATAAAGGAGAAATAAAATGGCGATTTCAGGAAATGCCTTTTCACCAAAAGAATTTGAATTAGCAATCTGTCAGGAAACAACTTGCGGTAGTGCTAAAGTAGATGCTATGCTTGGAGTAAATATTGATTCAATCAGTTTTCCAACATTAAATCCAACGCAAGTGATGGATGTTAGATCACATTCTGGTAGAGTGGCGCAAGACATAGATGTGTTTTTATCTAAAGCACAAACAACAAAAGAAGTAAGTTTTTCAGGAATTTTGCACAGAGAGATAGCACCATTCTTCATTGAGGGTGTTATGGGGAGTGCAACATCAGATGCAAATGGATCTAATGAATTATTCCAAATTTTAGATACATATTCACCTGGAGAGATTGTATATGGAGCTACAAGTGGCGATAGAGCTTTTACCTATACACTTGGACTTATATCACCAGTTAGCGGTAAGTCAATAACTATACCAGGAATGGTATTTACTAATATGACTTTTAGTGCAGACATGGGTGAGGAAGCAGGTAGAATTAAATTTGAAGCTACAATGCAGTCAGGAAAAAGTGCTAATTTCGATCAGACAGTATCTGTTGCTACTGATTATTCAGCTAATTACTACTCTATGGGTGATATGTCATTCAGAACAGTAGCAGGAGTAGCTGATAATCTTTTACAGTCTTTTTCATTATCTATTGAAAATCCAGCTAACTTTCATGGTTATTCAGGAAATGACTTTGAAGTAATTTCTAGAGCAATACCTGAAATTTCAGTTACAAGTGATTTAACAATGAAATATGACGCTAATTCATTAGAATTAGATGCAGTATTTGGGGGAACTCAAGCAGCAGGGGGAGCTGTTACTACAATAGGTACAGGTGCAGCCATTGAATCAGGTACAGATAATAAATTTAGCTATGAGATGCATAATTCAATTATAACTAACTACGCTTTCAATGAGGGCGCTGCTATGTTGGTAGATATATCACTTAAAGGTTTAGCAGATCCAAGTGAAAGTGATGCTCAAGATAAAGCAGCATTATCTATTAAAATATAGTTGTTTTTTTAATTAAGTATATTTATTATTGATAATGATAAAACTTAAAACAAAGCATGGCGAGTTTGACATCAAACCTCTCTCATTCAAAGAGAGAAGAAAACTACATAGATTAGAAATAGATGTAGCAAATATTGATGGTGATAAAATGGATTTTGGCAAGTATGTTGAAATGATTGATTGGGTTATTAGTAAAACAATACCAAATTCAGAAGCAGTTTTGGCTGATTTTGATGACAATCAAATTGATGACATAGGTGCTGAAATCTATTCCCATCTTAAAGACACTAATAAAAAAAAGAACAAAAAGTCCGAATAGCAGTCTGGTTTAACTATTTTGGTTATCCAGACTCTAAATTTCCTATCTTAACTTCACCAGATGAATATTATGAAGCATATTCACCTACTCTTGGTAAAATAATCCATTATAACATAGAAGAGCTATGGAATGAAGTAGATAGAATATACGAAATGGATAATACAGGAAAGTTCACACCAGGTAATAACCTATTTGTATATTTACCACATTTTTGCAATCCTGCTTTTTTCTATGACCAAGATTTTAAATTTTTGTTAGAAGAATTTTATTTTATCAAAACATTTAATATTCCACTTACAAATGATCTACAAAATGAAGATTATAATAAATTAGTCATCTTTCGTACGATAGATAGAGAGCATACACAATGCGAAATATACAAATCAAAGAAAGATTATGGCAAATAAACCTCTAGAAACACTAGTAATAAGATTTGAAGCACAAAATACCAAGGCGGTAAAAAAAGCTGTTAAGGATGTCGGTGCTGAATTTGAAAAAACTGGTAAAAAAGCAAAAAAAGAAATTGGTAGAGCTAGGGTTGCAACAGAGGGATTGCGTAGATCCTTAGGTGCAGTTAGAAATAATTTATTGCTTGTTGCATTTGCTACCGAGGGTGCAAGAAGAGCATTTAATGGATTTATAGAAGCTAGAGGACAATTAGAAAAATTCGAAGCAAGACTTAGAGCTATGTCTGGTAGTGCTGAAATAGCTTCAAGGCAATTACAAGTGTTTATGGACATAGCTTCAAGAACACCATTTACTGTTGAAGAAATTGTACAAGGTGGTGTTCAGCTGCAGGCCTTTGGAGCTGACGCAGAAGCCCTGACAGAAACTATGGGTAATCTTGCAGCTTTCATGGATAGATCAGTCCCTGAAGCAGCTAATGCATTTGGTAGAGCATTTGCGGGGGGTAGAGGAGCAGCTGATGTATTTAGAGAAACAGGTATTCTTACTATCATTGATAGCTTTGAAAGTCTTGATGAGTCGTTAAACAAATCTAAATTAACTTTAACTGAATTTAGAATTAAAATGATTGAAGCGCTGTCAGATCCGAAAGGAGATATTGCAGATGGTTTAAATCAATTAGAGGGAACTTTATTTCAATCTTTTTCTAATATGGAAGATGCTATTTTTATGTTTAGAGCAAGAGTGGGTCAAGAACTACAGCCATTCTTTTTAGCTTTTGCAAAATCAGTCAAAGACCTATTTAATTCTTTTGATATTACATTTATTAGAGATGTTGGAGCAGCTATAAAAGCAGCGTTAGGTACAGCAATAGCATTTACGATAAATATGATAGCAAATGCTATTATTACTAACAGAGCATATATTGCTACATTATTTACTATGAGAACAGCAGCTATGGCAGCAGCTGCTGGAGTTAATGCTGTTGGCGCAGCTTTAAAAAGAAACTATATTGGAATTATTATTACAGCTGGCGTTGTTGCATTTCAGTTTTTTGAAAGATTTAAAGCAAGGCAAGATGAAGCTGCAGCTGCTACTGCCAAAGCTAGTAAAACAGTAGAGCAATATCTTGATGAGCTTAGAGAGTTGCGAGCAGCTGAGCAAAAGGAAGAAGAAACAAAAGCCATTGCAGAAAACATATTAAAATTAGAAGAACAGCTAAGAGTTATACAAGCAACAAATGCTGTAGAAGCAGCACAAGCAAGACTTACAAGGATTTTAACTAAAGAAGAAACAGACCTTATAGAAAAGATTGAAGAGCATAAAGAATCAATAAAAGAGCTTTTAGAAGTAGAAAGAGAAAGAGAAAGATTTTTAGAGGGATTAAAAAAATTAGAGTTGGAAAATGAAGATTTATTAAATGCCAGGTTTGATGCTAGACATGATTTGCTTGAAGCTGATCTTTCTGATTTTACAGCAACCGAAGAAAGAAAAAATGAGATTCAAGAGGAATTTACTAATAGAAACCTAAAACTTGAAGAACTTACAAGAGCAAGAAAAGAAGCTATAGGTAATTTAGACTTAATAGCTGAGGGGGACAGAGCTGAGAAAAGAGAGATTATAGAAGAGAATTTCAAAAACAAAAAAATACAAATAGAACAAGAAACCAATGACAGAATTAATGAAATGAAACAAGGTTTCGTAGATGAAGATGCTGCCATAAAAGAACAGCAGCTAGAAGCAGAGAGAGCATTTAATCTTTTAAGACAAGATTTATACTTTGAAACTTTTTCCAATATTCAATCAGCTTTTGCAAAAATGGTAAAGTCAAACTTTGACCAAGAATTAAGAGCATTAAAGAAAACAGATAAATTTAGAAAGGCATCTACAGAACAAAGAGAGGACATGGAAAATGATCTGAAAGAAAAGTTCGCAGCACAACAAAGATTAGCTTTTATGGCACAACAAGCTTTGCAAATAGCTAATATTTTTATGCAGTTATCTAAAACTAAATTTGATATTGATTCAGCAGCAGCAGCCAGAATTATGGCTAACCCAAAAAATAAAGTTGCTATTGAAGCTCAGGCAGCTACACTAAAGAAAAGAATTACAATAGGCGCGGCAATACAGACAGGTATTGTAGCGGCACAACCAATGCCAGCTTTTGCAAGAGGTGGCTCTTTTATTACTTCTGGTCCACAAAGCATTATGGTGGGGGATAACCCTGGAGGTAGAGAACGAGTAGATGTGACACCTTTAAGCAGTCCAAACTTTGATGGCCCTGATGGTAGTGCAGTCACAGTAAATATAATGGGCAATGTTATTGGTACTGAAGAATTTGTTAGAGATAGCTTAATACCAGAAATAGATAGATCCATTAGGAGAAATCTGGCGTAATGGCTCTTTCACCTGGATTTAGCTATGACAGCACCATAGATGAACACTATATAGTAGAAATATCTAATAGTGCTTCTGGATATATAAGATTAGGCACAAAAGAGTTTGGAAATACATCTAGCACAGGTTATCATGGCTATATAATAAATAAACCAACAATAAGAGAAAGCATAGACTTAGAAGAGTCTAAATCGTCTATTAGTAATGTAACCTTAACATGTCAAAATAATACTTTAAATAATATTTCAGGTACACCGAAGCTATCAGAAGAAATATATGGGGGGAGTGCTAACTATATAAACAGAGATGTAACTATTAAATCAAGATTAGATTCTACAAATGATCTACTTATTTACACAGGCAGATTAAAATCAGCCACAATGAATAATGATGAAACAGTTACTTTAACTATTACTGCTAAAACTCCTATAGACTTTTTAAAAATACCAGAATTTACAAGCAAGTCTGGAAACTTCTTTCCAATACTTTATGGTAATGGTACAGCTGTATCATCTACTGATGCAAATCCAACTTTTGTGCAATACAATTCTAATAGACTATTTCCTGTGCTTGTAGATACTCTAAATAATGAAAAGTATAATTGTTTAGCACATCAAGCAATTACTGGGGATGGTAGATTGCATTATCCTGTAAAAGACTTATTTAATGCAACAACTGATAGGCCAATATTTACGCCATTAGAAAATAGACAAAACAATTCTATTAATGTGTACGAGGGTGCTACAGATAGTAATAAAAATGTCTTACAAACTAGTTTAGATTTAGAAAGAAGCTATAAGTATAGACCTGTGCAGAAAATTACAACTGTTACCCCATCAGTTGGATTACCGACAAATACTGCAAATTTTTATGACAATGATGATGGGACTTCTTCTACTTGGGCAGTAACATTGCCACAAGGAAATACAACTACTACCTTTGAATATGATATTGAAGATATAGTAAAAGAAGAGCATACAATTCAAGAATGTAAGTTATATGTAAAATGGGGTATTACGAGTTATAACGAAACTCCTGGTGGCACACTATTAGGTAGATTAGTGGTAAGCGCTACTTATGGGGGAGCTGGCAGTACAAAAACTATAACTACTGAAAGCTCTAATAGAACTGCTGCTAACGATATTATAGATTTATTAAACACTACTAACTTTCCAAATTCTAATGGACAAATCCCAGATAAGATTGAAATAAAATTTGAGGTGCAAGGAGCGCTACAACCTGATGACCAAGATGAATCAGCTGGTAGCTTAACTATGAATTTGTTTGATTTTTATTTAGACATCAAAACTAAAATTACCGACGATGATAACTTAGCTAACTCTAATGCAGTAAGAAATATAGAACAACTTTATACAGGAACTGATGGGTTTGACCAATCCTGGGATTCTAGTAGTATTGTAAGCAATATAGCACAAATGCATAGAGATTTAATTTATAGATTTGCTGGTATCACAGCTGAGCCAGAAAATTATTCTACTTTAAATAGTGCCAGAAGCAGTTGGGATGTCTTTTATTATTTAAGTGAATCAGAAAATCTTTTAGATATTTTAGATCAATCTCAAAAAGAGGGGGGATTCATCTTTAGATTTAAAGCTAATGATGGAAGTCCTCAATATATTTATATAAAAGATACAGAATCAACAGATCATACGCTTACAAAAGATGATATAAAAGGTACAAAAGTTTCTATTACAGAGTTTGACAGTCTTACAACAAAAAGAATTATAAAATATGATAGAAATCCAATAAATGATGAGTTGTTGTTCGAAGATACTTTTACTGATACAACTAATAACCCTAGAACAAAATATAATGTGCAAAGCGATGAAAATGTTATTACCGAAGAATTAGAAATGTTAGTAGGTGGGATAGGATCTGCTAATGGTAATATGGGTGGGGGTAATAAAAACGATGGTTATGCAAATTATTATAATGCAATACAAGGTGTACCAAAAATTTTAATTGAAACAGATATTGTCAATCCATCTTTCTATATAATAGAGGTGGGTGATGTTGTTGCAATGAATCACAGCAATCAAATAGCAGCGCCTTTTGGTGAGTCATTTAATGGTAAACAATTTTTTGTTACATCAGTCACAAGAAGTATTGGTAATATGAAAATTAAAATGAGGGAAATATAATGGCAGTTACAGCAGCAGGATTTAAAAAATCATCTACAACTTATACGCCATCTACCAATGTTGATATTAATATTGGATATGGTAGAAATTATGACATAGTAGTAAATAAATCTTATAGCGGTAAAAAATACGCAGTAAAAAAACACGATTTAAGAAAGTCATGGGACTTAAAATATAGCTATCTATCAGAAGCTGACAGAACAAAACTACAGAATTTACATGATGTAGTTGATGGCACATTTGATACTTTTTTATTTAGTGAAGACAATGACTTTTCTGGAACTTTAGGTACAGATCATTTTACAGTAAGATTTACTAAAGATGACTTAAAATTTCAGCAAATTGCATCAGGTGCATATTCTGTGTCTTTTACCATAGAAGAAGAATTATAAGGGGGTGTTAATATGTGGAGTATCTTTAAAGATAAAAACGAGTACAATGAGAAATCTATTATTGGATTTATTTCATTTGCATTAATGTGTGTTTTTGGAATAGTTGATTTAATAATGGGTATCATAGGAATAGAACTATTAGTCAATGACTATATCTATAATTCTTTTGTTTGGGTAACATTAGGATCATTTGGTATAGCAGGGGCAGAGAAAGTATATAAAAAATGAGAAAAACTTTATTTCAAGACAGAAGTAGAAAAACAAATGGCAAGAAAAAAACAAGACAAGGCATGAGTGTAAATACTAAGTTTGGAAATAAAAACTCAAAAAAATACTACAAGAAAAAATACCGAGGACAAGGCAGATAATTTTATTTTTTTATCTGCCTTTTCAAAAAACTCTTTGACTTCCAATCAAATGTAATTAAACTACTTACATGAAATTCAACAAAATTATAAACATACTTGAGCAAGAAGAAAGAAGTAAAGCGTGGCTAGCAAGAAAAATCAAAGTTAGTCCATCTCTTATGTCATTGATGATCGATGGAAAAAGAACATTTCAAGAAACATATAAAAATAGAGTGTGCCAAGTATTAAACAAAGAGTATAACGAATTATTTAATTAAGGCGGGGGGTTTTTACGAGTCCTTTCCATTGTTGTTTTTCCCCTGCCAAATTTTAGAATTATGAGAAAAGTAGTATTAAAAGAAGAACAATCAACATTTTTAATTGACTTCATTAAAGAATCAATAGATAATTTTCAGTATGAAGAACAATTAGCTCAACCTAAAAAATTTATCTTGTTAGTACAATTACATGATATACTGACAGGTAATTATACGCCCAAAGAAAACAAAATGCCTGATGAGAGTCTAAGGGGCAATGACTCATGTATGACAGGCAAATGTGATTAGGAGTTAAATATGAATACCGATCAATTAAAATTAAACAATGGCCAAGTAGTTACAGCTACATTCCAAGGATTAGAGTCCGAGGGTGTTGGTAATTATGGCCCATGGTTTAAATATGCATTAAATGTTAATGGGCAAGACATGATTTTTTTTGCTAACGAAAAGCAACAATCAGTCTTTGCTGGCCTTGAAAGTGGACAATCATTTTCATTTGGTAAAATTCAAAAATCTGGTAAAATGGGAACTTACCATAAAGTAGAAAGAGTAGAGTCTAATGGAACAT